TGTGACCACTCAGGTATATACATTTGACATTCCGCCAGTTATAGAGACAGATTATGATAGTCCTTTTTACGGAACAAACAACTTTTCATATAAAATTAAAACTTCCCCTCTGTGGGCTACAAACTTCAGAATTTTCAAACAAATGCTAGAAGAAGAAAAACAATCCACTGTTCTCAACCAGAATATAGTGGCAGATACACAGTTAGCAATTATTATTGATAATGCTAAACCAATTCTTAAATTGCCCAAGGTTGCTAGAAACAGATAACATTTATGCCAAGAAGAAAACCAAAAAAACCAAATCTTTCAAAAGAACAAGAGCTTTCACTAAAAACAAAATTAGACGGAATAGTTCTAGCCGAAGAGATGCTTTCTGGACTTTCTGCTCCTGATATTGCACCCATTAAAAACATTAGGGTGATGGATGTAGACACCACCAAAACCGAGGTGGAAACCGAAGCCAGATCTATTCTCGAATCCTTAGCAAGATTCTATAGTGGAACTGAAATTTTACCGGAAGACAATTACATCAAATTCAGACAAAAAATTGATGCGCTTAGCATTTCCACTATGGCTTTCCAGATAAGAACAGCACAGCATGCTATAAGCAAGCTCATAGAGGAAATTGACACGGGAAGAATAGAACCCAGATTATTTGAGGTTTTAGCACAGCTACAGAGCCAAATCATGCAGATGCCAAAAAATTTCTCTACGTATATGAGTCAGATGGAGAAAAATTACAAACAACTTAAATCAGAAGAAGAAGAAATTAAAAGTGGAAATCCAATAGAGTTTGACGAAAACGGACAACTAAAAAACACACCAGAAAATGAGGAAGCACTAAAAGTCAGAGGAACAAAATCCCTGATGGAAAATCTTCAATCTTTGATGAAGAACGGACCAATGGTCAAGGATGCAGAAATAGTAAAAGAATCGCCAAAAGATGATTTGATTAACCCCAGGTCTAAAGATGCCGGTGGTTTGGGTGATAGTTATGGGGAGGAAGAAGACTCCGGATTCGAAATGGACGATGATCTTTTTAATTGATAAAACAATTTAATTTTATGAAGGAAACAAAAGAAAAAGAATCATCGAGCGTCTGGTCTACGGAAAGAGTGAACGAACTCTTGAAAAGAGCAGAAGATATGGGTATAGATTACAAAGAAGTTGATAACCCATTTCACGAAAACGAGCCAGAACTAAGAAGAGGAAACATCATTTTTGAATACACGGAAAAAGAATTAGACGAAATAAATAAGTGTGCAAATGACGTGGTTTACTTTGCTAATAATTATTGCAAGGTAATGACCGATGACGGAATTCAACAAATCACACTTAGAGACTACCAGATCCAGATTTTAGAGCAATACCAACATCACAGGAAGAACGTTTTTGTTTCCCCGAGACAAAGCGGCAAGTGTTTTTTGCCCACAACAAAAATTATACTTTTAAATGATAAAAAAGTTTCAATCTTAAGTATGATTAAGAATAAAAAAAGAAACGTTTTCAAATTTATACTGTATAAAATATATTCCTGGTTGTCCTAGAGATATATAAATAAAAATTATGGCTATTGTAGTAATAAATTGTAAAAATTGTAAAAAAGACTTCGATGCTAAATCCAAAAAAGCTTGTTTCTGCTCACCTGAATGTAGAAAAGAGTTTAATATTAGAGAAAATGGAGAAATAGGTAAAGACTTTGTGATTTGCCAAATCTGTAAAAGAGCTGTTGCTTCTGTTACAGGAATTCACATGAAAACTTACCATCCTGATTATACTGCCGAAAAGTATAAAGATGAATTTCCTGGATTTTCTACCATTCCTTTATCCGTTTCGGAAAAAAGAACTATTGGGGCAAAAAAAGCGGGTGCAAGAATGAGAGAGCCAGAGCACAGGAAAAGACTTTCAGAATCTTTCAAAGGGGAAAATAATCCTATGCACAGTTCAAATACAACAGAAGAGTTTAGACTTTCTATATCCCCATTTTCTCCAGAATTTTACAAAAAGAAGTTTCCAGATCTTTCAGACGCAGAGTGTATTAAACTTGCAAAAAATAAAAATGATTCTGTTGAAAAGAAAAGTTGGACTCAAGTTTCTTATTGGAAAGAAAAGGGGTTTTCTGAAGAAGAAGCTAAGAAAAAAATTAGTTCCCTTCAAAAAACATTTAGTTTAGACATTTGTATACAAAAATACGGAGAAGCAGAAGGGAGAAAAAGATGGGTGGAAAGACAAGAAAAATGGATTAAAAATTACAAAAAAACAAATTATTCTAAAAAATCACAAGAACTATTTAAAAAGATCTATGAATTAATTTGTGAAGATTACGAAGAGATAAACTTTGCAACGCTGAAATATAAAAAAACTTACAAGGATGAATCCGATAATAAAAACTACGAAAAAGTTTTAAGATTACCCGATTGTGTTATAGTCCCCGATTTTTTTATATCAGATACTAAGAAGGTGATAGAGTTTGATGGTGTTTATTGGCATGATTTCAAAAGGAGAAATATGCCAGAAAACAAGCTAAGGGAACAAGAAAGGGAAAGAAAATTGATAGAAAACGGGTACGACATTTTAAGAATAAGCGAGGTCGAATGGGATAATAATCCCAGAGAAACTGTCGAAAAATGTATAAATTTCATAAATGATAAAAAAATTTCTTAAGAAATTAATATTAAAAACTATAAGCAGGATAGAATCTAGAGAATTTCGTGATCTAGATCTAGACCAAAAGGATCCTTTTAAAAAAATAATAGAGGTACAAAAACTAGACGATCTTTGGGTTTTGTCTGATAGTGGATATGTTAAAGCGGTAGAGCTAAATATAACACAGCCTTATGATGTTTGGTTTTTAGAGACAGATGACGGATTCTCGTTAGATTGTGCGGACACACATATTCTTTTTGATGAGAATTACAATCAAGTTTTTGTCCGCGATCTTAAAGTTGGAGATCTAATAAGAACAATTCGCGGGGTTTCTAAGATCACTTATTTAGAAAATACAGGAATCCCGGTGAGCATGTTTGATTTATCAATAGATCACCCGGATCACAGATATTACACTAATGATATTTTAAGTCATAACACCATCACAAGTTCTCTTTTTCTCCTTTGGTACCTTCTCTTCAACTTTGAAAAAAACGCCATGATTATGGCAAACATAGGAGACACCGCAGCAGAATTAATGGACAAGATTAAGGTTATTGTAAGGGGACTTCCATTTTTTATGAAGCCTGGACTTATTGTTTTCAACGTTATGACAATGAAATTCGATAACGGGTGTCGAATAATGGCTAAGACCACAACCAAAACATCTTCTATCGGTTACACGATTCATATGTTATACATGGACGAGTTTGCACACATTAACCCCAACTTTATCAATAGCTTTTTTAAATCAGTTTACCCTACGATCTCTTCGTCACAGATTGCCCGAGTTATTATAACATCTACCCCAAACGGGTTGAATAAATTTTGGGAGATCTATAAAGGGGCAATCGACGGGGAAAATGAATTTAATCCCATTAGAGTGGAATGGTGGCAGATACCAGGAAGGAACGAAGAATGGAGAAAAAAAGAAATCGCTGCCTTGGGGTCAGAGGATGACTTTAATCAGGAGTACGGATGTCAATTTCTTTCCTCTTCTAGACTTTTACTGGATTCTTCCACTCTTAAGAAATTGAAAACCAACGAGCAAACTTTTGTTCATCACGAGCTTTCTGCCTTTGAAAACAGCTATCTAGATTATTCAAACCTAATTTGGCACCCTAGATTTGATCCCACTTCAATTTTTGAGAAGGACGTTCAAAAGTTCTATGTCAGTATTGATACTGCTGGAGGGGGAGGAGGTGACTACTCGGTAGTTAACATTTTTAAGGTGGCTCCTATGCCAATGAACGTTATTCAGACTAAAAAATTCTTTGAGTCTGAAAGCGACTTCTTCTGTCTGCTACAGGTCGGTCTCTATAGATCTAATACTATTCCAATCGATGAACTTAAGGTTTTCTTAGAAATTCTCTTTGTGCATGTTCTGGGAACAGAAAACACTAGGATAGTTTTAGAATTGGATTATAAAGGAGAGATGCTTATGGATAAACTCCTAGATTCTGAAGAGATTTTCGAGGAAATGTTTGTCTATTCACGGCATTCAGAAGCTTCTGTAAGATTAAGACCTGGTGTTAAACTAACAGTAAGGAACAAGGAAAAGTATTGCTATGATCTTAAGATACACACAAGAGCCAATAAAATTATCCCTTGTGAAAAAAATACAGTTCATGAGCTAAGTAATTTCGGACAGAGTACAGGAGGGAGTTTTACGAGCCAAATCGGAAAAGATGACATTGCCATGACCCTGGTGAATCTTAACTGTGTTTTTGACGCCACAGATTTTGAAGATTCTGTCTCAGAACTCTATGATGTACTGCCAGAAAAATTTAAAAAAGCCATCGAAGAAAAATTAAAAGAAGGTGTCGAAGCAGGAACTCAGAAAAATAATGATCTTTCTAGCTACACATTTCTAAACGGTCTCCTTGATTCTTAGAAAAGAAATGATATATAGATAAAAAGAACCGAAGCATTAAGTGAGATCCTTCGATATATACAAATAAAATTTAAAGATGGCAAAAAAGGTTAAACTTGATCTATCACAATTTAAGGCATCTGGAGTTTACACTCTAGAATTTGACGCCTCAGAAAACATTATAATTAATCCGCAGACTATCCGTTTGGTGGTTGGTTATTCAAATATTGGGCCTTTTAACACACCAGTTTACTGTCCTGATCTAACCACTTTCCAAGCAGTTTTTGGAGGAATTGATTCAGCTCTAGAGAAAAAAGGCTCATTCTTCCACAGATCAGTTCAAACCTGTTTGACTACCGGACCAGTCTTTGCATTGAATTTAAGGCTTCTAAACAACACAGTAGACGTAAACGGAGATCCAGATTTTGCCGCTGGAGCAGATGTCGCAAGATACAGAGCTTTTTCTGTTGACACTGAAGAGCCTAACGGAGCAAATGCAACAGGAGGATATTCAGCTCCTTTAACTAAGCAGGATAAACTCCTTTCTTCTTACTACAACAAAGAGAAATTCTGGTTTCCTGATACCGATTATCTATTAGCTACAGAAGACACTTCAGGAGCTCAGCCTGATTCTAGAAAATTATTTAGCATCGTTAACCTAGGTCAAAGCCCAGTTTCTATCATCGTAAGAAAATCTCTTGATTCAAGATTTCCTCTAAGAGGCTTTGATATCACTGCAAGAGAATATTTTGGACCAGATAATGTTCCTTCTTTCATGAACCAA